AACAAAAGGCTTTAAATACTGCTTACAACACAGCTAAAACAGATGTAAACAATCTAGTTAAGTCAAAAGAATCTCAAGGTATGGGTGTTGCTCAAACCCCTGCTTACAAAGCAATTACTGATTACCTTGACCAAAAACTTGGCAAGGGTGCATTTTCTAAAGCACCATTTAAACAAACGGTTGAACCTACACTTGTTCAAAGTTTAAGCAACATTCGTAATGCAGTTGGAGGCATGAGGCAAGCGGTAGATGAATCAGGAAAAGTTGTTGAGGTAGCAGGTAAAACACCATCGTTTCAAGCATTAGATGAAGTTCGTAGAAAATTAGGTGATGTGTTTGCGGGTAAAGAGGTAGAAGGTTTTAAAAATATTAGCAGAGAACAAGCCCAAGAACTTTACGCATTAGTACGTAAGGCACAAGTTGAGTATGCCGGTGGTACTGATGGTGCGTTTGACTTAATGCTACGTAACTATTCTGAAGGCAAAGACCTTTTGAATGCGTTAAAGATTCCGTCTGGTAAAAAGATTATTGGTAAAGATTTAATTAATCCTGAATACTTTACTTACGATCCTTCTGGATTACCGAGAGAGTTTTTCTCTACTCGTAAAAAAGTAGAGGATTTAATTAATCTTACTAAAGACAAAGGTTTTGTAGAGCAGCAAGCCTCTAACCATGTTGCCCGTGTTTTAAAAGATGCTGACGCTAAAACAGTCAAGCAATACATGGAAAAGAATGGTGAGTGGTTAGATTTACTGCCAAGCCTTAAATCAAGACTGCAAGACCATTACGCTGCTGTATCTCGCGCAGGAAGTGTTGTTCCTAAAACTGAGAAATTAGCGAGTGGGTTAAAGACAGAGATTAAAAACTTACCTATCGCTGCTCAAACAGAAGCAGAAAGAATTAGGAAAGAGGCAGGTAAATCTGCTGAAGAAGCTATTGCGGCAGGTAAAAAACAGGCTAAAGAACTAACTACTAAAGGCAAAGAAGAAGCCGGTAAAGTTCAATTCCCAAATGAAAAGTTTGAAGCGTTAGTCGGCAAAGGTGACACGATAACGCAGATACGTAAGCTGATTACTGATGGTAATACAGATAAATTACGTAGAGCGTCTGAAGTTATTAAGTCTGATCCACAAGTAGCGGCTGCATTTAAACAAGCTGTTAAACAAGAGTTGTCACAGCTAGACCCTCGTAACCTTGCGGGTGGTAAGAATGCTCGTAGTGAGTGGGAAACTAAGTTAAAACCTGCTTTGCTAGAAACCGGATTGATTGATGACAAGTTGGCGAAAGAAGTATCTGAGCGCATGAAGGTTGTGCAGCTTACGATGGAGCCAAGCCAAAAGGCACAGGCATTATTCTTTGTGCTGCGTCAAGCATTATCAGGAAAACTAGGCGAACTAACAGGTGCAGAATGAGTAAGAAAAAAGACAAAGGCGTAAATGCCGAACTAGAGGAAGCGGTGAAGAAGCTATTGCAGGAAGTAATGATGGATAGCACCGCTAGTTTGACTGACAAGTGCAAAGTCATTGATCGTGCAATCAACATCGAGAAACTTAAACAAAAGATAACAGACGATGAGTGGGGTGCGGGATTTGCCACGGATGATGATGAATAGTATTATATGAGTATCTTTCAAAGGGGGATACTTTATGGATGCTATACAGTTGGTTCGACTTGCTCTCGAGGTCATATCAGAGAGATTGTTGGTGATTTTGGCGATGGCTGCGAATATGGCACTCGCTTGTTGGACAATGTGGGGATTAGGATGGGAACGGTTGGTAGCGATGACGGTGTTCGCCATTTTCAGCTATCTGATAATCAAGATGGAAAGGAAGCAAAATGAGAGAAAAGAAAGACCTGCAACTCAAGAGTAGTGTTCCGGGCGCACAAGACTTTAATATGTCGCAAAAATTCGCTAAAGCTATTCGCCCACAGAAGCCTTCTGACGTTACTGAGCGCACTCAAAAATGGCAGCCTGGTCAAGTTCCTATGGGTGGCTTTCGCAGCACCTTTTGCTTTGACGATAGCTACGGAAGCAAACAAAGCCCGACCTCTGGCGGTGGGAAGAAGGTGTACTAATGGCTAATAATATTGCGTTTCAAGCGATGGGTAAGACAGTTAAAGCTAATGCTACTGTCACAGTTCAGCAAAAACAAATGGCTGTTGATTCGCCTTGCTCACAGTATATGCTTGTTAGTCACGAGCCTACGGGAGCAGGTGGTATTCCTGTTTATGTTCGTATTTCAAATAGTGCTACTGGTAATGTAGCGTTACCTACAAATACATCAGCAGAATATGCGTATGTAGTTCCTCCGGATTCAGTAATGGTTGTTACAGGACCGACTGCTACAACTAGCGCAAACGTATTTTTGACGTTTGTAACTGAATCTGGTTCTGGTGAAATTTACGTAACTCCTGGGGAGGGTATGACATGAAGCAATACATTTTAGAAAGAGCAAAAGAACCATCGTCATGGCGTGGTTTGATTTTATTCCTAGCAGCTATTGGTGTTCCTGTTGCACCTGAACTGGCTAACCATATTGTTACTGTGGGCTTGGGCGTTGCCGGTATTATCGGAATGTCCACTAAGGGATGATAAACAGTCGTAGCCTTGATGATTTGCTTCCAGTAGTCAAAGTCAAGGTACAAAAGTTTTTAGACCTAGCCAAAGCTGAAGGCATAGATTTATTAGTAACCTCGACTTATCGTGACCACGAAAGTCAAAATGCTTTGTATGCTCAAGGTAGAACTGCTGCCGGAAAAATTGTTACTAATGCCAAAGCCGGTCAGTCTTTTCATAACTGGCGATGCGCTGTTGATGTTGTTCCTATTGTGAATGGCAAAGCGGTTTGGAATGACAATGGTACGTGGGCTAGAGTTGGTGTAATAGGAAAATCTGTAGGATTAGAATGGGCGGGGGATTGGAAAAGATTTAAGGAGTTTCCTCATTTTCAGTACACAGGAGGAACAACTCTAGCTCAATTGAATCAGGGAGCAACAATTGTCTGATACCAATTTATCTGTCGGTCGTGGTGAAAAGCTATCTGTTAAAGCAGGAGGCGGTCTTACTGCCAAAGGTCGTAAGAAATACAATCGTGCTACTGGTAGCAATTTAAAAGCACCAACCAAAGACAAAAAGAATCCTCGCCACAAATCATTTTGCGCCCGTTCTAAATCATGGAAGGGCGAAAGAGGCAAAGCCGCCAGAAAGAGATGGGGTTGCAGATGAAAGATGGACTTTATGCCAATATTCACCGAAAGCGTGAAAGAATCAGAAAGGGTTCTGGCGAGAAAATGAGAAGTGTTGGCAGCAAAGGCGCACCAACAAGTGAAGCGTTTCGCAGGTCTAAAAAAACCGAAAAGAGAAAATCTAAACGATGAGTCACCCTGCACAAATATTTTTTGTTTCTTCCGTTAAAGAAATGTTTCCAGAGATGTTTGTCCGTAAACAGGTACTGGAAGTAGGAAGTTTAGATATTAACGGCTCTATTCGTGATTTCTTTGAGCAATGCACCTACATTGGTGTTGATCTCGGAGAAGGCAAAGGAGTTGATTTAATCGCTAGGGGTGAAGATTTAGTCTTTGAGGACAAATGCTTTGACGTTGTAGCAAGCTGTGAATGTTTTGAGCATAACCCTAAGTGGGTAGAAACATTCAACAACATGGTTAGAATGTCCTCTAAGCTAGTTTTCTTTTCTTGCGCTACTACAGGTAGAGCAGAGCATGGAACAGCAAGAACGAACCCGTGGGATTCGCCCTTTACTGCCCATGATTACTACAAGAACCTAACTGAACAAGACTTCAGAGATCATTGCGATCTAAGCCAGTTTGAAGAATATGCGTTCTCTACAGATGATGACGCACATGATCTATATTTTTGGGGCATCAAGAAGTCAGAAAAATAAATAAAGCTACACCAATAATTCCAAAGGCTATTGCCATTCCAAGAAATATTCCACTACCAATAAGAATCCCCGTCATATCAAACTCTTTATTTCTTTAATAGACATATCTGTTTTCTCATGAACTAAGAGAATAAAGGTAGCGGAAACCTTTTTGCGATTATGACGCAGTTTACTAATTACCGGCTTACTAGTTGATAAGAACCTAGCTAACTGTCCGTCAGTTCTTAAATCATGTTTGTCTTTAATAAAGTCCAGTAACTTATGATCTGGCATATAGTTATCAACTGTATTCTCCATGTTATCTCCTTACGGTGCGGGTGTTAAAGCACCTTCAAAAATAAAGCTGCCAACGTGCGCTAAGTGAGTCCACGGGGCGGCATAAATCTTTCCACCTGCTTTGCGCCAGATATAACAAAAGTGATAGTCCTCTGACAGTAAGCGGTTTGTTTCCGGTTCTATGCTTGTTGTAAAGTATTCTTTGATCTGCTCTGCGCCATTCATCGTTCCACCTAGATCATGAACATCATTAGAGTAAGATGGAACTTTGTCTGCAAGCTGATCGAATACTTCACGTTTAATAATCATAAAACCTGTGCCGCCATTCCATATCTCTACTGGCTCACTAATAGGTACAGTAACGCTTCCTTCATAGTTTGCTAGGTTTACTACAAAAGAACCTGTGTGATACTTCAATTGATCGTCAGGCACTCCTGCATCCATTGCATTCTTTACCGCCCCCCAATTAATTTCCTTTTTCGGATAAATGCCACACATAATGTCTTTGTCAGCATTAAGCATAGGAATTACATCATTCGCATTAAATCTAATGTCAGCATCAATAAACATTAAATGTGTACAGTCTGTTTTAAGAAAGTTATGAACCATTGCATTTCTTGCTCTGGTAATAAGACTTTCATTAAACATAAAACTCATAAGGCTAGGAATGTTATGTTCTTTAAATACATTGTTTAGTTGCAGTATAGACTGCGTATAAAACCCGTAGCACATACCACCGTACATCGGAGTTGCGATAAAAACTTTAGTCATTGTTTTCCTTAAAATAATTGATATTTATAAACGGGAGAGATCAGTTTCCCTGTGATCTTGCATTTTCTTTTATCGCCTTCCTTTAGCATCCCAACTTCAAGCATTTCATTTACTCTGCCACACACAGAGGAAAGTTCCATGCCTGTTGATCTGGCTAGTTCTTTGCGTGAATATTCAATTCCAAAGTCCATGTAATCAAACAATGCTTGCGCTTGTTTACCAACCTTGCCTAATGCTTTGTGTTCTTTGTAAGCAATAATAGATGTGTCTGCTACTGTCACGATATATCCTCCACTCTCATAACGTATCTGCCTTTAGTATTTTTGCGCCAACCATGCACTTCTATTCGTATTCCGGCATCCCTGACTAGCGCAACCGTAGATGATTCTTGAATCTTTTTAATGCGGTCTGCAACGGCAGAGGCGGTGACTTGTACAGCCAACACCTCGCCTTTTCTAATAGCTAAAATGTCGCACCAGTTCCAAAGGTCTTTCCTTTGCTTAGTGAAAGCATTCCACTTTTCCACCACCTCACAATGGTATCCCTGCTCTCGTAGATAGGCTAAAGACCTTTGTGTGGGGCTAACTTTTGCCATTAGAACGGTACGTCATCATCTTTAAATGGATCATGCTCACGAGGGCGTTTCATTGTTCCCTCTGGCTCTGCCATTGGTTGTTTGCGATAACTAGGATCAGGTACAAAGTTATCTTGCGCTAGGCTAATTAGATTACCTACTTGAGTCTTTTTAACCCATGCAGCAAGTTTCACCTGTTCACCTGCTTTTACATCTCTATCTAATGTAATCAAGCCTTTATAGTCAGGTTGTCTTTCACCTGTCTTTTTATCGTTTTGAAAGAGAACTCCTTTACCTGCTTCTTGATTATGTTGCTTCATATTACCTCCAATGAATTAGCAGCCGCGACAACCTTCATCTTGGTTACTGTGTCTAATGTATCAATTACTTCGCCATTAACATCCTTCAAACGCTTTAGCTTGTCACGCTTTGCGTCATCAGATAACTTGTTACTTCCCTTGATCCTCGCCACTAAATCGTGGAATGAAATTTCCCAACCCGCTAAGTTCCCTGCTGTAGCGTATGGTTCCTCTTGATCGGGAATGTAAAGCGGCAAAAAAGCCTTACCCTCTGCTTTCATCTTCTCCAGTACCTCAGGGGTAATGTCCTTACTGGACTTAATTTCTTCAACAATCTCTGCTGCTCCCATATTCTTAATCTCTGGAGCGTGAGCCTTTGACGGTTTATCCTCGAAATCTTGGACTTCCTCAACGGTATATGTGCCAACAGCGCAGCTTGGGTATATCGCCCGAATACCTTCAGAGATACATCTTGAACGTAGCATAGCTCTTGGGTATTTAACCCATCCCGAATCTGGTCTAACAAGACCGATATTCTTAGCTTGAGCAATAGTCCATGTAACAGATAAGCTACCACCGGCAGGATGAGAAAAAACACCAGTAACCATGTCATCTGCATAATCCTTCCATTCAACCTTACCACCCGCCATTTGAAAACGAGCAAGTAATGCGTCTGCTTTTAATGCAGGTCTGCCCTTGATGATGTGATAGTCACGAGCAGCAATAGCAGGGTGCATACCTTCTGCTTGCGCTATCAGCATTAAAGCCATTGCCTGATCTGCTGTCTGCACCCCAAATAAATTGGATTTTGCTACTGCTTGAGCCATGATCTGTATTTGATCTACAGGCACTATGTAATTACTCATGTCGCATTCCTTTCTCTCATCATTGCGTCTGCATATTGGTAAGATAATTTAGCTACATCATTAGGTGTAGTTATGTGGTTTTCAAGTGTTTTTATAAGTGATGGCATAGCCTTAGCTGCAAAGTAATCTCTTAGTGTCATTCCCTGCTCTGGTTGAGCAATATTGTTTACCGGAAATGCTTGCATCATGTTCTCCTTATTTCAGTAAGAATCTGCGTGAACCTGCCATCTCAACAATGTATTTGTTGTAAACGTCAGGCATTGCTTGTTGGAATAGCTTTGCATCGAACTTCATGCTCGGCTTACTATTTCGCCACGTAACTAAAGTCTTACCTTCAATGTCAAATAGAGTTGACTTAGTTCCCATGTAGTTGCGTATGGCAAGGTCAATTTGATCTGCTTCCGCTTGTAGTTCGTTGATACGGTCTTTGTAGTGTTTAAGAGTGTGACACGCCCGTTCAACCGCCTCAGTAGCGGTGATCGTTTGATTGTCCTCAGTCGGAAATATGATTTTTGCGGCTTCAAGGGAATCGGGGATTGGATCGTTTGTCGAGAAACAATACCCCCAGTAGTTCGCCATTTGCTTAATGAGTTCATCTTTCATCTCACCCGTAATTTCAAAATGAAAAGTACGAAACCTTTGACCACCGAAAAGGACAGCCAGATAAATGTCAGACACGTTATGGCAAGCAGCCTCATGAATAAGCTGCGCCATGTCAGCTTTGGGTATCGTATTAGTTTCCTCATCGAATTTATTGATGACCGAACCTGAGTAGTTTTTAACTTCAACGAGTGTTTTTCCATCTGCGCTAATGTAGTCAAAATGTGATTTAAGCCAGTTTTCTTTTGAGTGTGCCAATGTATAGTCGGCATCCTTCAATTCGATTCTATGCTTGTCTTGAAAGAGTTTAGCAATGGTCGGCTCCATCACCTTACCCATTTGTACTTCTTCAATCTCAGATAGATCAGGAATGTCTTTAAGACCACGCTTCTCTAAAATTACTTCTGTGGCTTTGCCGTTAGCTGCTTTACGGCTATCACCTGACCACCATGCACCTCTACGAACCTCTGGTGCAAAATCACCTTGATTAGGACTTGTCATTGTAAATACTCCTTATTTCGTTTGTCTTGCGCTTTACTGAGAGCATCAAGTAAAACAGTAATTGAATAACCTGCTCCATCACATAAAGCGGCTAGTAAAGCCATTGCAATGGTTATTTGATGTTTGTCATTGTCGGGTGCTGCTTCTTCCAATACCTGCATCAAACTCTCGCAAACGGCTTGCATCTTTTCTGGCGGTAGTTTTTTAAAGGGGGCTGTCACGCATAGCCTCCTCCATTTCTGCGGCACGTTTGACACGTTCGGCATG